AGATCCACTCCCTATAGCCATATATCCTGGATAGCTTGCGCCACCGGCTAATAATATACATACTCCACTTTGACCCACTTCTGTTATAGGCATTTAAAATTCACCACCGCTTATTGTTGTAGTTCTTGGATATGCATAACTTCCATCCCAAGAGCCACCACCCCATGTGGACATTCCCCATAGTGTATTACTGCCTGTAAATCTTTGTTTAACAAACCAGCTATCATTTTGTAATTGTAATTGATCTTCGTCAAATTCGAATCGTGTTATAAGATCAGTTTCGTCTATGTCTGATCCACGTAAACCTTTTAATCCGGTAATAATATCTTTCAACTCATCAGTTAGTTGCCTTATTCTTTTATTAAGTTTTACTTTTATAACTTCTTCTCTTAATAAAGATTCTTTGTCGAATGAGTAATTAACTTCTAAGATATTATATTGTTGATTAGTAACACCATCATTTGGTTTATTTACAGTACAAAAATTACCTGCAACTAAGTAATATATACCATCCAAATTAACATTACCTTCGAGTTTAGGATTACTTTGTTCAGCTAATTGTGATTTCATTAGATCCTCTGCTTCATCAGGATCCTTTATATCCTTATCAATAATAACTTGTTCTTTCAGACCATACGCTTTTATACTCGATCTATCCCTTCCAAATTTTACAATAGGTAGATCACGATCATATTCAGCACTTATCGTAACACCAGACACCGGTATATTATTACCAGCATTTGTACCAGAAACAAATATTACATGTCTATCATTAAATGAAATTAAATGTTGTGTACCGGATTGAACCTCTTGAGCGAAGTTTGCAATGCCACCCTTAGATAATAAACCAGATACATTAATTAATGTTGAATGTGGTTTGTAATCTAAAAGAAAAACACTACCAATACCATCTGCTGTAAATGTTTGTGTATATCCATCCAAATATCTATCACCGTAAACCCATACTTGGTTAGCAAGTTCTTTACGTGTTTTTGTCCAATTGACATCAAGAGAATTTGTATTGTTAATAAGTAACCCTGAATCAGTTGTATTTTTAAATACGAAATGTGTTACTCTATCAGCATCTACCCAGAAAGTTGCATTAACCAAATTGGCTAACCGTTTTAATGAATCGAATATTGTAGAATGTTTAAATGTTATTCGTGTGATTGTTACACCAATAGCAGTTTTATCGTAAGTGACATCTTCAACATATTTATTAAAAATATCTTCTATTATATCTTCAACCAGTTGGCTAGTATAAACTTCTGGCTGAACAGTTATGTCTTGCAACCTGGCAGTATAATCTCTGCCGGTTATAGTGATGATATCTTTATTACCTTTTCCTTTGATGACTCTTTTTTCTACGATCCCAGTTAATAATTTTGTACCATTCGCTAATGTACCAGATGTTAAGACAGCATTATGGATCCATACTTGTACTTCATCACCAATGTCAAATAAATCTGTATATCTACCATTATTATTTTCATAATGTAAAGTAAAATTTGAAGAAGTATTATTTTCTCCTATAGAACTTACAACATCTCCAGTGACATATTCGTTATATTCAATATCATTTATTTTAACAAAAGTATAATATGCCATTACGTTGTCACCATTGTTGCAAGTTTATCTGATATAGCTTCAGCAATATCGTCAGGATCCGTGCCATATATATTATTTCCATTGACATTTACAACAATGCCTTGTCCATTTCCACCCATGTTTAATTCTGGAAATTTATCTAAAGGAATAACTGCTTCTGGTCCGGCTTCACCAATCATACTTACTGTTGGTTTCGTAACAATGCCACCATCTGCACCGAAAAATTCTACAATTTTTGATATAACAACACCACCCAAATCTTTAGCTGCACCAAGAAATTTCATAAGCCAATCCCATGCACCTTTTATTGTATCGACTAAATCCCCCCATTTTTCAGTAAAGGCTTCTATTTGAGGTTGAACAGTATCTATAAGTCTTGCTACTAATATAGCTAAAATAGCAATTAAATCACCAAATATTCCAATAACATAATTTATTACAGGCGCAAATAGTTTGATTAAAAATGCTGCTAATTTTAATACACTTACAATCAAATCTGCAAATATTGGAAGTAATGGGGCTATTTCTGCTAAAAGATTAGTTATAACAGGTATTAGCTCTTGTAAGACTGGAAGGAATGAATCGGCTATAGTAAAGAAAGCGTCCATTAGAACAACTCCTAAGCTCTCTAATACAGGCATTAGCTCATCAAGAGCCGGTTTCAACATTGCACCTGCTTTATCTGCAAATTGTACAAACCCTTCAATTACCGTGGTTAAAAATGGTGACATTTTTTCCAAAAATCCTGAAAGTAAAGGCATTGCCAAACCTATCAACGGTTCTAATGCAGGTAATAATGATTCAGAAAATGTACCAGCAAGTTCATGTACTGCAGGCAACAATGTTGCTCCTACATCTCTTGCCATGAGTGAAATAGTATCTTTTAAATTAGAGAATTTACCTTGAACAGTTTCTGCTTGTTTAGCCATAAGATTTTCAAATTTTCCACCTTCAGATGTCAATGTTGTGAATGCTTTAGTTACATCTGTAGATAATACCTCACCTGCAGAAACCATATCCTGGACTTTTGATGTTGTTACTCCAAATTGATCTGCAAGAATATCTAATAATGGTATACCAGCAACTGAGAAGTCTCTTAATTCTCTACCAGTAAGTTTACCTTGAGTTTTAACCTGACCTAAATTTAATATAATTCTTTGCAATCCTTCTTGCCCTAATCCAAGACCGGATGATATATCACCAACAGATTTTAATGTAGGTAATACTTCTTCTGCTTCAAAACCTACAGCCATCAATTGTCTAGCTGCACTTTCTACACCTTGAATTTCAAATGGTGTTTTAGTAGCAAAATCTGCTAATTCTTTTAAAAATTTATCTGCTTCTTCTGCGGATCCAAGCATAGTTTCAAATGCAATAGTGGTCTGTTCGAAATCAGCTGCAGCTTTTATTGATGCGCCACCAACAAGAGCTAATGCAGTAGCACCACCAATTATAGCACCTGCACCTATTTTTAATGTAGAACCTAATAACTTCATACCTACGTTTGCTTTTTCAAATGTTTTACTAAATTGATCGACAGCTTTAATTACTATTGCTACTGTTGCTCCGCCCGCTGCACCGCCTAAAAATCCTACCATTTTTTCTTTTTCTTACCGCCAGTTTCTTTTTGTTTCTTTTCGTTTAAATTGTTACCTTTAATCAGATCCATTATTTCTATCGGTGATAATTTTGGTATTGTAAAACAATTGTACCCTTTTCTATGCAAAAAATCATAAAGTTTTTTAGACTTTCCCGCACTAGATGAGTACTTATTTAAGCCGTCGACTTTTTTTTTTGATCGTCTAAAACTTTATTTATTGCTTTCTTCATATTAGTTTCAATTGTTTCCCTATCAGCACCAGTGGTCACTATTAAACATATACTTAATTCTCTTTTACTTATTGGTGGCAAAACATTAACCTCTTCAATAGTTAATTTTGGTTCGACTAAATGTGTATAAATAAATTTATCTTCATCGACTTTATCACTATTTGCTTTGATCTCATTCAATTCTCCTTCAGTCAACGGAATTAATTTTATTGTTCCACCAAACTCTTTACTTTCAATTTCCATTGGAAGTAACTTACCTTCACTGTCACGCATTGTTATTGCTGATTTATCTACTACCATCTATTTTCACCTTTTACCATGCCAAATATTTAACCGTCTGGTCTTGAACTATTGCTGAAACATTTTTAGGAATTATTGTTAAACTCCATTCGTCTGTGCCTTCTGATGGATTTGGTGCATCGAATGCATCAATATCACAACCACTTAATGCTATCCATGTAGCACCAGATGTTCCGCCAAAATTGTTAAGTAAGATCCCACCATTATTTTCTATAAGACCGCCAGATTTCCAAATGCCATAAAGTTGCATGGCTTTTGAACTTTCACCGTCCATCGTAATGGTTAACGTATCATCCATGCCCTCAGCTTTTGGTGCGGCCATTACTCTACTACCGTTGCACACATGAGCATTCTCTCTATTGAAATTGTTACCTACGACAAGTTCCCATGTCTTACAATCTGGATCTGTTCCTGAAGGAAAACTTACTAATGAATCACTCCATATATAGGGTCTTCGTGTTGGTTCTGATGGAGCAAAACTACCTGCGCCTGAAAAGGGTACCATGTCTTGAGCATAGAACTCTTCAGATGCTGTTATGGGTAAACCTTGCTCTGCAGATAGTGTAAAAGAATTTGTGACACATCCTTTGTACAATCTACCAAAGTTTAGACCGGTTGGATTAAATTGCTGTATACTTTCAACTTGATAACTTGAAAAAGGATTTCTTACACCTGAAGTAAAAGGATTCTGGTCATTGTTATTAAGTTGCGATATTGTATGTGTATAATATGCCGGGCTACCGGTTGTTGTATCGGCACAATTACCTAAAGCAAACATTAATCCTCTTAAATCTGCAGGATAATATTCAACTGTTCCACCATAATCCTCTGCACCTTCAATTGATTTATTAACACTTCGTGTTTCGGTG